TAGTCTTTTTCCTGCTCCTACTACTGCTCTTGCCATATAAACATTATAACATAATTAAAAAAATAATGCAACAAAAAAATTACATAGCATTTAGTGCATTAACTATTAATAATAAACATATCACTATAACAATAAAGTCAAGCATATATTAAATATCCACTAACTCACAAGAACCTGCAGTGCATGCTAACTCTTGTGAACCTCTCGTGTTATCTTCTTTTTCAAAGTCCTGTAATTTAGCCCAATCTATTTTAGCCGGCATCTTAGATTGTAAAGATTCATATTGTTCTTTATCTATATCTTGATAAGGTGCTTGTTGATACGTATGGTCTGAGAAAGGTAAGAAAGATACACCAGAAAGATAATCAAAATTATTCCAACACCAGTTACCTACATTTACCCATTCTTCTTCTTTTACTGATATAGTTACAGAAGGTTTATGTTCGCACCAATATTGTGCATAAGTTTTCCATATTTCTAATTGTTCAATAGCTGAATAAGTATTTCTAAATACAGCACTTTCATCACATTGCATAGGAAAAGAAAACACTGTGGTGTGGTCTGGCTTCATTACATCTGGTTCGTTTGGTATACCTTGTGCTTTCATAAACTCTGTAAGTGGGTCTTTATTATCACCTCTGACTGTTCTAATATAATGTGAGTTATGTCTAGCATGAATACCACTAGCACTATCAACTAATTGACTTACTGTTCCTGAAGGTTTAACACAAGTAATCGCTGTTGACTGTGGTATACCCAATTTATCTGCCCACTCTTTATTAGTTACAACAGCTTTATTTTTCATACTTTGTAACATCTCTGGTAGTTTATGTCTTCTTCTATTAAGAAGAGAATTATCCATAATACCTGTAAGAGATACACCAAGAAGTCTTTCCTCTTCAGTATTTTGTTGCCATCTTTTTCTAAGATAACCGAAGTTAGTTAATGTAGATTGTATTGTTCCTAGTATAGTAGCAACTTCTATCTTACTGTGTAAACTTTCTTCAGTATCCATAGGTCTTACAACTACCTCTGTTAGATTACAAAATTGATTAGGTCTTAATATTATTTCACTACAAGGATTAGTACCAAAATCATAACCTCCATTACGTCTACCATTTTCTCTAGCTTTTTCTTGTGCTGATACTCTGTTGAATATACCTCTTTCTCCAGACTTACTTTCATATAAAGACAACCACTCCTTCATAAAAATACCTGCATCTGGTTTTTCCGTATATACAACAGAGTTATTTGCTAATGCTCTTTCAGGAGTTGTCTCCCACCAAGCACCAGACTTTGCTGCTCTTAATCTTTGGTCAGATAAATTACTCAAAGATATTAAAGCAGACCTACGCACACCACCTACAACTACAACTTCACCTGTCTTACATGCAATATCATGACACTCCATAGAGTTTAATTTTCTACCTTTTGCATTTTTAAATTTTTCAATAACAAAATCAAAAAGATTAACCAAAGGTTGTGGCCCACTTGCTCTACCACCAAATGTTTTTAATCTTTGACCTGCTGGTCTTACTTTACTTACATTTATTTTTGGTATTCGACAAGTGTAAAGATAAGATATTAAATCTTTAAATGCTCTTGCCCATCCTTCTTTTGAATCACTAACAGATACTACATCATCTGTCTTTTCAAAATCTCTGTCTGGAATAGTAGGCAACTTATCTGCATATTGTCTTTCAACAGAAAAACCAACACCTGTTCCATTCATAAGAATGTAAAGTATTTCATCAAATGCTTTTGGATTATCAATAGGAATATAAGAACAATTATAACCAGCAACATTTTCTCTTTCTAATGCAGTGCCGGCAGTCATTAATGCTCTCATAGAAGGCATAACAGAAAGACCAATAATATAATCTTCTATCTGTCTCCATGTTTCACTTTCTATTTCAACACCTAAATTTTTCTTTAAATGTATCTGCATAAAGTTACTAAATCTAGATACTGTTTCAATCCATGTTTCTCTTCTGCCTTCGTCAGGCAACCATCTAGAATATCTAGATAAGTGTATAAAACTTTGATACTCTGTTGGTAAATAATTATTCATCATTATATTCTGTCTCCAATATCATTTCTAAATAGTGAATTGCTTTCTCAATATCTTTAGCACCTTCACCTTTTCGTCTGTGTCTGGTAATATATTTAATAGCATTACCTTCACAAAAAGTTAAATCATTTCCTACAATATATTCTATAGGTTGTATCTTACAATCTTTATAATGATTACCACCTACTTGTTTTAATGTAGCTTTCAATGCTTGTTTTTTTAAATCTATTTTTTTAAAACCTTCTTTTTTTACTGTTTCTTTTATTGCTTCGTCCATCATTCCCATGTTGTGTTGCTCCTCATAATTTATCATATCAGCATATAGTTTAGCATGATTATCTTCAAATGTCCACTCTTTTTTTTTCTTTGTCATCTTCACCTCTCAATACACTTCTTATTCTTTTTCTTAAAAAATCTTTGTTACTTGCATTCATAACGTTATATGCAAATGACCTAGTTTTATTTGGTTGCACTCCGGCCATTTGACAAACTGAATGAAAGTTTTCACATGTTACTCCAACACTTGTAAAAAACCAAGACTCTGCTCTAGCTTTATTTACTTTGTCTTGCGGTGTAACAACATTCTTTGACACATCTAATAATGCCTGAAGTATTACAGACAAGAATAATCTTTTTTCAGAGCTGTTTGGTTCTGAATAAAAAATATTTTCTATCTGTATTATATCAGGTTCTTCTTTCACTTAACTTCTTCTACATTCGGTTCTTTCTCAATATGTGTGAGATACCTTTGCCCAGTCGAATACTTAAAAGTACGAAGTCCTTCACCATCATTAGCATCACTCCAACAATCATGCTTATAATTGCAATACACACAACCAGTGTCGAGCCTAAAGTTACCAGACTTTCCATCAGGAATTGCTTGATAACATTTAGCTGGTGGTACATTTGACTTAACAACTTTTTTAATCCTTTGTATTCTATCTTTTGCATTTATCATCTCCAACGAATGTACTTTTGTATAACATATCTCTCCTGTTGATTTATTAATAACTAGAAAGCCGGCCTCTTCTACACCATTGCCTTCAGCATACGCAGATATTTGTGGTATGTAACCAAAAGGGTCATCACTAGATAAATTATTATATTTAAATTTATTATATCCTCTGCCAGATGCACTCTTACAATCTACTAAAACTCCATCAATAAAACAATCTTGATGTCCTTTGACTCCTTCTACTTGAACTTGCTTTTGTTGTTGTGTTACTTTATGTCCAGCTATAGAGGCCAACATAATTAACAACTCCTCTAAAATATAACCATAGAGAAACTTAATTCTAGTGCTTGGTGCTAAAGGTTTATTGTGTGGCTTTTTAAAATCATACCACAACTGTCTATCAGGTCTACCTATTGTTGATAATCTTAACCTAGGTTTATCCTCTGGCATTTGTTTTAAGAAATCTTTTACATGTATCTTAACAGTTTTAGCAAACGTATCTATACATTTATCTACTTCTTTTTCAGTTAGTTCTTTATTCTTATTACTAAAAAGATTATAGATATCATCTACTAATGTTTCTATTTTTTTCATGATGTGTTGTGGGAGACCTCGCTGATTACCGGATGGAGGTTTTAGCCGGAACTCCCACTATTCCTTATTAAGAGGCAAAAGGAATTTTTTCACCACCTGCTTCAGCAGATGTGTAACCATCAGAGACGACATCAAAGTCTTCTCTTTCTTCGTAAGGAATTAAATCTACAACCTGAACTTTTTTAAGGTCTGCAGATACTCCTTCCTTACCAGCATACTTCCACTCATACGTTGTGTAAAGTACGTTAACCTTAGAACCATTACCAACTAAATCAAGCATTGGTCTTTTCTGTGCATCAACTACAACAGGAGGGTTATTATCATTACCATCTTTTCTTTTAACCTTTCTTTTGATAGTAACATAATCGCCTTTAGTCTCATCAGTCTTTACGTTAAGACCATCTTTCTCTGCGATAGATTTGTTGTCAGCATCTAGATTGCCTACATCTATTTGCCAATTAGGTTCAAACTTTGTGTTAGGGCTTTGTATGCTCGCCCAATAAGCAGTTCCACTTATGACACTCATTGGTGTTCTCCTTTTTTGGTTATTAAAACTTTATTATATCATAGTTTGTTCATTAATGTCAACACTTTTTTTTCTTACTAATCCTTCTAATGTTTTTCTTCTACTCTCTGCTCTTTTTTCTTTTGTGAAATGTTCTCTATAATAATGTTGAGTATTATATTTTTGAGTACAAAATTCTAAATTACTAACGTGATTATTTAAACCATTATTGTCTTTGTGATTAACTATTATACATTCTCTTACAAAGTCTTTTAATACGTTAGGAACATCTTTCCATTCTTCATCTGTCATATTTAAACCTTTTATATTACTTGGTTTAAGTTCTATGTGATGTAATGCAACTAATCTATGAATATCTAAACTTCTAGTAGTTGTATTTTTATGTTTTTTATAATAGTTATGGTCTGTTTGTTTTTCTAATTCGTCATTATTAATATTCAATCTTGTCTGCACATATTTTTTATCAGGACTTGTAGTTTTTTTTCCTTTATGATATTTAAATGTTTTATGTTCTCTCCAAGTTTCTTGTTGCTCTCTTTTATATTGATTAGCATGTTTTTTCCAATTAGTTCTTATATTTCCTTCGTTACTTACTTCATATCCTCTGAAAAAAATTGGATATATAATTTGTTTCCACGTTTCTTTAGTCATTGACATCTCCTGTTGAATTTTTAATTATAGTTTGAGAAAAAAGATTCTGTATATTTATTAAATACATTTTAGATG